AGGTAACCGAAAACGAATCTATGAAAATTATGCGGGCATGTTTCCGACATTTGAGTCGTTCTGTCAGGTGATGGACCAGTGCACTGAAAATTTCGAGTGTTTGGTGATAAATAACAATGCCAAGTCGAATAAGCTACAGGACCAAATTTTCTGGTACAAGGCGCAGCAGCACGGACCGTTTAAACTCGGTAGTAAAGAATTCTGGGAGATGAGCAAGGATTTAAATTCTGATGACGAAGAAGAGTCATATGACCCGAAGAACATCAACAAAAAAGGAGCGGGACCCAAAATCAGTGTGAAAAAAAATAAATGGTAGCGCAATAATTATTTGCTTTTGTTTTTAAAAGCAGAAGCAACATAATTAAAAATAAAAATTGATTGCTATATATTATATTATGATTTAAGTCATATTATATAATCTTTACCATAATATGAACGAATTTAACCGTAACTTAGATGAGTTATTACATTTATCAAAAAAACATAATTTAGTGTTTCATTTAAAAAAAAATTATAAAGAAAATTTTCATTATATTATTTTAAAATCTGATTTAAAAAATTTACACACTAAAAAACAAAGAGGTGGACACAATAAAATGATATACATGCTTACAGAAGATGCGTTTGACATATTAAAAAATTCATTTAATTTGAGAAATAGATACATTGTTAATATTAGTGATAATATAAAATGTGTAAATATTGGAATGTGTATTGAAAATCAAACTATAGGGTTTATAGAAAACGCATATAATTCTACCTTTAATATAAAAAGACAATATATAATCGACAAATATAAAGTTGATTTGTATTTTATAGATTATAAATTAGTAATTGAATGTGATGAAAACAATCATGATGACAGAGACCCTGATAAAGAAAAGATTAGAGTGAATCACATAAGTTCTTTGGGGAATACAATATTAAGATATAATCCGAATAATATTAACTTTGATTTATCGAATGTGCTCAGAGAAATAAATGTTATATTATTTTCAAATAGGTCAGTCATGTAATTTAAAATAAAATTGAAAAATAAAATTAAAAAAAAACAAAATAATATCAAGATAATAAGGTATAAATAAAATACTTACAAGATGGATGAAACTAAAAATACAAATAAATACAGCGATTACATTAATAGTTTATTTGATAAATACTTGAAAGATATTATTGGAGAAGGAAAAAGGAAACCAAGTATTGAGGTTCTCGTAAAAATTATGGAAATGGATATTAAATTGCTGCAGTCGGAAAATAAAATATTAAAAAAACAATTTGAAACGATGGAAACAGAATGTACGAATTTGAAAATTGAAAATTATCGCCTTCAAGAAACGGTAAAAGAACATCATAATTCAATTAAGTCCTTTTATGAAGAAGAAGAAAATAGTTAGAATGTTTTCCCACTCGTATCTTGAGTATTATTAACAGAATTAGCAGAAACAGCATACCTATCAGGGTCAACCCCTCAGAAAGCTTTCTTCATTCGAATACTTCTTAAATTTAATTTATTTGTTTTCATTTTTTATTCGAACAAAAATACTACCGGAAAAGTCGTAGAAAAACGTGAAATCAAAACAAACGAGCTTATTGGAACGTGGGACAGTATTGCAGACGCGGCGATTTCAGAGAATGTATGTGCTGCAAAAATGAGCAGATACATTCGAGAAAAAAAACAAATTGGCGACTATCATTTTGTTACCAAGTGTTAACAATGCCACAATAAGAGCCACAACAAATGCGCTTTCAAACCCTTACACTGTCACCAAGTTGTAGATGTTGTCCAGACAATTTTTCGCTCGAATGCGTGTATAAGGATAAGGGTTGGAAAGCGAATTTGATTTTGCAATGATGTCTTTGATTGAATTTTTGATGCAGTGGTGTTTGTGGTGCATGTCAAAAAGGGCTCTTTCTTCATTTTGTATCAACCGCAATTCATCTGAAACCTTATCTTCCAAGTTGTAAAGTTTGAAGTAGAAATTGGAGGATTGTGTGTACCGGTGATAAGTGTTGTGGGATTCATGCATCTTCATCTGTTGCAACCTCATCTGGAAGGGAATCAGTCGGCGGCGCAATTCTTGACACTTTTGTATCTGTTGCGTTATTTCCGCCTTGGATTGCAACTGGGCTTTCATGCGGGCTTCATGTTCGGATTGTCGTTTGAGTATCAGTTCACGCTCGCGCTCGTGCATTTCTTTTTTTGTTTTTACCTCTGCGGACGACGACAAGGACGAGTTTGCTTTTTGTTTCAATAATGATTTCTCGGCAGGTGATAGATTTTGAAACCACTCAGATGCAACTTTTTTGTTCATTCTTTTTAGTCCTGACGATTTGCCTACTCCCAATTTATTGATGTTGATTGAAACGGTTCCATCCATCGTGTTTGTCTTTCCTGGCTGTTGGCTATTTATTGGCTGTTAACAATAGATTCAATAAAAAAGTTTTCAATTTATTATTTTATATAATTATTTGTATTGACAATTAAATAATTTAAAATTGAAAATAAATGATTTATTTTTATATTTTTAACCATCCAACATGAAAGACATATTTCGAAAAACAATATTGACATTTTATACATTAGTGTCAATATTGTTCATGTTTATATTTACAATCGTCGAATCTATAACTATTACAATAAAAGCGAATGTTACTGACATAATTGTAGCAAATTCAACTCAACCTTCGTCACCGCCCACAGACGACACATCGATATCTCCTTATAACGAAAGAGTTGTGGTAGTTATGACTTATTTTGGATTTACATTATTAGTTTGCATTCCAGGTTTAATGTGTATTTTGTGCATTTATAAAATGAAGGGAACGGCTCCATGCAATTTCAGAGAAGCATTTTGCAATTGTTGGTAATGAATGTAATGTGACAGATTTATAAATAAATATTAATGAATTAGTTTTTTTTATAAGCCAAAAACATATTAGTCGTTGGGGTAATAGAAACTATATTATAATTTATTTCATCTAAAAAATCGAATAGTTTTTTTTTATTTTCAGATTCTATGTTGCACTCAAAAAAAATGTGTGGATAATTTGATCTAATGATTGTTTTAATCCCTCCCATTAATGCGAATAGTTCGTTATCTTCCACATCTATTTTGATTAAAGAAATTCCATCAATGTTAAAACTATCCAGCGTCCTTACTTTAATTGTTTCTTCTTTAATAATTCCCGACGTGGCGTGCATGGAAGATCCACCCCCATCAATGCTAACAATTTTTAATGTTGAATTTCCAATTTGATCTTTAGAACCGAGCCCATAATTTATGCATTCAATATTATCAATATTTGACAATGCCACGGAACCACACAGAGCATAAAATGTTTTTTTTTGTGGTTCAAATGCATACACTTGTTTACAATATTTTGATAAAGATATAGAATATGTTCCTGTGTGCGCACCTATGTCTAAAAATACGCTGTTCTTATTGCAAAATTGTACACACCATAAAATCAACGTTGATTCAAATAAACCATGACTCATATAATATGATAAATTAGAGCTTGGAAGTAAATATGTATTGTTTTTTAAAACAATAACTTGATCATCTGCGTTGTCAACAATATCATTTTTTTGTAATATAAAAAAACTAGACATTCGTTTATTATAAATTTAATATAAATAAATATATTTATATTAAATATTATATATATATATTAAATTTGTATAATATTTCTATTTTATTATTTGATTATTTATTTGATAACAGATTCGTTTGTTTTTAATCAACTTCTTCGATATTGGGTCCAGATTTGTGTGAATTGTGTGACTGTTTTTGAAATTCGGGCATTCCACCGGGCATTCCGCCGGGCATTCCACCGGGCATTCCGTCATCGGTACCAGCATACAACTTTGAAATAATCGGACTAACAACCCCTTCCAGTTTTTTTTGTTGCGCTTCATATTCGGATGCTTCTGCCTCTGTTTCAGATTCCAGCCACTCCAGCGATGCTTTGCAAGCTTCCTCAATTGCGGCGCGGTCAGATTCAGACAGCTTTTCTTGCATCGCAGGTTCCGACGCAGAATTCTTAACCGAATAAATATAATTCTCAAACCCATTTCGCGCATCGATCTTTTGTTTATGTCTGGCATCTTCCTCCTTGAATTTCTCAGCTTCAGAAACCATGCGCTCAATGTCTTCCTTTGATAGTCGCCCCTTGTCATTTGTAATTGTGATTTTATTCGATTTGCCGCCGGCTTTATCAACCGCATTTACATTCAACACGCCGTTGGCATCCAAGTCAAATGTGACCTCGATCTGTGGGGTTCCGCGCGGTGCCGGCGGAATTCCGTCCAGTTGAAATTTACCAAGAATGTTGTTGTCCTTTGTCAGCTGGCGCTCGCCCTCGAATACTTGAATCAAAACACCGGGCTGGTTGTCTGCATACGTTGAAAACGTCTGCCCCTTTTTGCACGGAATCGTGGAATTTCGTTCAATGAGTTTTGTCATGACACCACCAGCGGTCTCAATACCCAAAGACAGCGGCGCAACATCCAGCAACAAAATATCCTGCGTAATTTTCGACTGGTCCCCCGTCAAAATCGCCGCCTGAACTGCTGCTCCATACGCAACCGCCTCATCCGGATTAATGGAGCGATTGAGCTCTTTTCCGTTGAAATACTCCATTAGCAAACTACACACCTTTGGAATGCGCGTCGACCCGCCAACTAGCACGATCTCGTCAATGCTGCTCTTTGACATTTTAGAATCTCTGAGAACGCGGTCAACGGGGTCAATGGTTGAACGAAACAAGTCCATACACAGCTCTTCAAATTTAGCCCTAGTAATCTTGATTACAAAATCGCTCCCATCAAACAGTGAATCCACCTCAATCGTGGTTTCCGCCGACATTGAAAGGGTGCGCTTGGCTCGCTCGCACGCAGTTCGCAACCGCCGCAACGCGCGATTGTTGCTGGACGGATCCTTCTTGGTTTTGCGCTTAAATTCCTGAACACACCAATTCACGAGCCGGTTGTCAAAATCCTCACCGCCCAAATGCGTATCTCCCGCAGTTGCCTTTACTTCAAAAATACCGTCGTCAATTGTTAGAAGCGACACGTCAAACGTACCTCCTCCCAAATCAAAAATCAAAATATTGCTCTCGCCCTTTCCTTTTTTATCGAGCCCGTATGCAATTGCCGCCGCAGTTGGCTCGTTGATAATTCGCAACACATTAAGCCCCGCAATTGCACCCGCATCTTTCGTGGCTTGGCGCTGCCCATCATTGAAATATGCAGGCACTGTAATTACAGCATCTGTAACGGATGCGCCCAAATAACTCTCCGCGATTTCCTTCATTTTTACCAAAATCATTGCAGAAACTTCCTCCGGAGAAAACGTCTTTTGTTCTCCTTTGAAATCAACCTGGACGTGCGGCTTCCCACCATCCTTAGAAACCACCTTGAACGACCAATGCTTCATATCGCTCTGAATGCTGGCATCGTCAATTTTTCTGCCGATGAGACGCTTCGCGTCAAAAATAGTATTCTCAGGATTCATGGATACCTGATTTTTCGCAGCATCTCCAATGAGACGCTCGCTATCCGTGAATGCAACATAGGACGGAGTTGTCCGATTTCCCTGATCATTTGCAATAATTTCCACTCGCTCATTCTGCCAAACACCCACACACGAGTACGTTGTACCCAAATCAATTCCGATCGCTTTTGACATGTCTATGCTCTAGTCTGTTGATTAGATTAATAATATTATATGACACATCGCTTTATATTCTTTATGATAATTAAATTATTGAATCTACATAATTTAATTATTTTAGTCGCCGCCACTATGTATGACCTTCTTATTTTCTTATTTATTATTTATTTAATCGATACAATCGAGACCAATATCATCGTCGTCATCTAGCGCTAGCGTTAGAGCCTGATTTTCGGTAAGACGCGAGAGTCCGTGATCCGTATTCTTGTCAATCACCACATTTTCCGTGTCAAACATTTTTTTGCGAATTTCGTCAAGTGTTACATTTTCAGATTCTTCTTCTTCGCTCGCGTCCGCGTCTGCATCAACCGACATATTTTTCACGCTTACGAGCTCTCCCTTTGAATTAATGGTTTGAGTAAGTTTGTTTCCAGATTTCTCTGCGTTCTTTTTATTTTCCTCAATTGCCTTTTCTTTAGCATCTTTTACTCGCTTGTCAAATTCCTTTTTGGCATGATCTTCATTCTTCTTCTTTTCAGACATGAGTTGATTTAGCGTTTCTTCCATATACTCCACGCGCCCCGTTTTGTATGCGTCCGGATGAAACGGAACCCACATTCCAACCGGACCGACATACACATCGTGGTTCGGATCAACTTCGCGAAGCAATTTACAACGCATTTCGGCTTCTTTTTGTGAACCGAAAACGCCGCGAACTTTAATTCCTCGAACCGATGTCTGAAATTCATGTTTTTCGCTGAACTCGTCATCCAATCTCTCTTCATTATGATCCAAAAATGTTTTAAAATCATCATTAACGTTATATTTCATTAATGCTTGATGCTCATCCTTCAAAAAATCCTGAAAATCTTCATTAACCTTTTCAAACGTAATATTATATTTGAAAGAAATAAAACTAATGAAATGAAGCATAACATCAACAGATTTCTTATAATTCCATTGTTTTAGAAACTCTTCAAAGAAAAAATGTTCACGCTGCTTCAAAATATCTTCTGGACTTACAAATGACAAACAAGCAAATTTTTGACCGGAAATGGGTTTATCTTCTTCTAATAAATCGGCATAATTTACATTGAGAGTTCCGTCATCATTTCTTTTCAATTCAACACCACTTGGTTTATTTATTTTAGGCATAAAATTAATTTATACATTATATTATATTTCACTTTTAAGTATGTTTTATTATAATAAATAATATAATTAATAAGAATTAACGATGATATAATAAATTGATAATTAATATATATTATTTATTTAATTTAATTTTTTTCTATTCATTTATTATAATGTATAACAACGTTTTAGATTTAGGCGAGCTTATAAAACGCGCAATCAAATACTTGGTTGAAGGTATAATGGTTGCGATTGTTGCTTACTCCATTCCCAAACAACGTCTGAAGTTGGAGGAAGTCGGTCTGATTGCGCTCTCTGCTGCAGCAACCTTTGCAATTTTGGATGTCTATGTTCCAAGCCTTGCTGTTTCTGCTCGGTCTGGCGCCGGGTTTGGCATCGGTGCCAACCTTGTTGGATTCCCCAGGTAAACCATAATCACCACAAACAATGCGCATTTACCAAACAAATTGTTTATTTTAAATTAGTAAAATAAACAATTTAAATGAATTTTGACAAATATAAATACTCCTTCAACGTAGACAACCATGTACAATTCCAATTCATTTACCGCATCTGAGTATTTTGATTATTCAGACACAAACAAGTATTTAACAAATAAAAAAAAACAGATGAATGTCGTCAAGTGCACGGTAGAGATTGCAGATGGAACTTTTAAAGGATTTAGAAGAATTATAGAACTAGATTCTGAAATGTTCGATTGCAATTGTAGTGAAGCATCTAAATCATCATCATTAAATTTATTAAACACATATTTGTGTAACCAGTTGTATCACAAATTAATGTTTTTTTTTAACAATGAACAAATGACTTGTCAAGTTGTAGAATTAAATAATATAAAAAATAAAATGACGATTGATGAAGATTTTTTAAAAGATAAAAAAGAACTGATAATTGATGATGATTTTTTTTACATTTACGTAAAAACATGAAAACATAAAAAAATGTTTTGGTTTGTTTTCATGTTTTGGTTTGTTTTCATGTTTTGGTTTGTTTTCATGTTTTGGTTTGTTTTCATGTTTTGTTTTGATTGCATAAAGTGTGACATGTGATTACATGCGATTGACAACACGATTAGCGGCAATGTTGTCGCGCTGTTGCACTTGATTTGTAATATCGTTGCCAAACACACGTTTTGAGCCGACACGCGTGACTTGAACGTGTGGGCGCGGTTGTTGAACTTGAGGAGTGTGAGGAGTGTAAATGTCTTCAAGAAATGCATTCATGCGTCGAACAAATGTCTCTGAGGGTTGAATGATGTTTGCATATTCTGAGGCATCCTCCATGAATTCAACAAGATTGGTTGCTTCGGCGAGTGTGACTGGATTCGGGTTGATGTTTTCAATGTTACTCAATAGCATGGCTTCAATGCGGGCGGAAATTTCGGCTGCGGTATCTGTCGTCGTCATTGTAATTGAGAGGGTGGTAGTGCTTGAACGCTAAAATATATTTATATAATATAAAAGTTTTCAATTTATATTTTCTACACTGAAAATATAAAAATAATTATTAAAAAAAACAAGTTTTTTTGTTTTATTTTGTTTTATTTTGTTTTATTTTGTTTATTTTATTTTGTTTTATTTTATTTTGTTTTGTTTTGTTTTGTTTTGTTTTGTTTTGTTTTGTTTTGTTTTTCACGCTCAGTTTGCAACGCTCAGTTTGACCAGATTCCGTAATCGTAGAATCGAAAATTCTCCTCGCGGTCATTCCATACAGCAGCAGGAGGAGGTGGTGCAAGTTGTGCAGGAACAGTGGAGATGTTCCAGATCGAATCTGTAAATTGGTTGTAAAGTATGCGGGAAGAACAGTCGAGTTCACGTCCACCACATCCACAAATGCATTGGTGACTTGGGGCGGCGACGGCGATGGGGGTAGGTGTTAACGACAGGGGCGATGCGGTGGAGGCGGCAATGGTCGGAGATTCGCGAATTTTCGCCGCTTCCTTCTTCACCTTGTATGGAAGAACAATCCAGTAGGATGGATCAGAAAAGACAATGCGCGCCTCACGCTGCGAATTCACTCTGTCACGAAAATGGTTTGAAATGATCCCTGGAATCCAGAAGTGAACGTGTACAACTGCAAAACAGAAATTTGCGTCCGGGTGTACAAACTCAACAAATTCGACTTTTGAGACGACTGCAAGGTTTTGGGACTCAAAAACGCGCTTCACAAACGCCTCGTGCATTTGATTGCGATGGACTCTGGGAATGTATAAAGTCGTAAGCGTGTAGTTGTTGGCGGCGACGGCGGAGGAGGCGGAGCACTTTGACTGCACCATACTGATTGTCTTTGTTGATTGAGAAGCTGATAAATATATAACAAGTAAATAAGTTTTCAATTTATATTTTTTTCAATGAAAATACGAATATATTTTCGTACTTTCATTGTTAAATCTATCATCGTAATATATATTATATTTATTTTATTTTTATTGTTATTGTGATTTAAGCACCACCACGAAATGTGATTGCATTATAATATGGAAGAAAATCGTAACAATTATTTCCACTCGCATCCTTTTTGAATGTAAACCCATCAGCACAGCAACCAAATTTAGATGCATCACAGCCATACCGAGCTTGACGGAAATTATACATTTGATTTGGAGTCATCTGACCGGGTTTCATTAGTTCATTCATATAATCATCCATATCATTATCATAATAATTGTTACTGCTATTATTTCCGTTTCCGCTAGAATCGGGATCAGATTTTCCGGGATTTTTCACAACGCAATCTTTTTTATTCCAATTTACGCCCTTGGTACACGGATATTCTTGACAAGTATCTGTGTTTATAATTTTTCCATTTGCATCTCGTTTACATTCCACATTGCAATCTAATGTTTTTTTAGAATTGGTTGGATTAAGACACTTATCGCATCCAAACATGAATTTCATTCCATTTTCATCTGTATTGCTTATTCCACAAAATCCGGTGTCTTCATCATATGTGGGATTGTGCGGGTCGTTTTTATGATATGGGTCAAACTGGTTGAATTGGTCATTTGTTCCGGCAAGCGGTTGAGCATAACATTTTGCTTGAGAGCAATCGGGTGGTGGTATTGGTTTTCCTCCACCGCCGTCACCTTTGCCACCACCCTTTCCGCCCTTTTTAGATGGGGAAGGAGGGGGGGTTACCGGCGCGGGTGGAGGTTTGGGGCAAACACCTTTCGGACATTTAACTGTTGGACATGCTGAACAATCTGTATCATATTGACAATAATTTTTATCCTTTGTAACTCCGCTTATGCATACTTGCGGACAAATGGATGACGGTTTTAGTGATGACGGAAAAAATGGATTGGTCAAATTAAGGGCGGTAAATTGAGAGGCGGATCCTGTAAGAACAATTTTGTCCGTTTTAAATAAACTTCCCAACGGGGTTTTGTTTAAATTTTGTGCTTTTTCAAGAACGAATATAATGGTTACAGGCGTTGAGTCGTCATTATTATTCAAATTAAATTCCAATTGATTCAAATTTGGATCTACATCTTTTGTTTTAGGGTTTTTATATTCGGGATCATGAAATGTGCATGTAAAATTGCTTGTAGTTGTATTACCAATGCCTAAAATTAATTTTTGCACACTGGTTGCAAGCGTGTCGCCTGTATACACGCCGGATGGTATGTTAAGTGATATCGGCGGCATCATTTCCGTTTCCGTTCCAATTTTAACATTAAATGTATTATATCCATCTTCCACATTATACCTCTGACAATTCCCATCTGGGTCAACTTGATGATTCCAACAGCCCTTTGGACATGTATCCGTGTCCGATTTAAACCCCTCTCTAAATCCGAATAAACTATAATAAGACCCGTATAGAATAACAAACACAAGAATGCTAAATAATGCCCATTTTCCTAGTTTAATATTAAAATCTATTTTCATAATGAATGATTATTATTTATAGTATGGTGATATAAAAACTATAGATAATAAAATAAAAATAAAACTGAAATGCAATAATAATACAATAATACATAATACAATAATACATAATACAATAATACATAATACATAATACAATAATACATAATACAATAATACATAATACAATAATACATAATACAATAATACATAATACAATAATACATAATACAATAATACATAATAC